GGTGCAATAACAGATTATATCAGATGTTATTTATCTACTGGTAATATAGCTAGTGGAACATTTACTTTATATGGAATAGTGAAAAGCTAATGGCAATAATTAAAGCAAACAATAATACTTTATCTAGTGTAACTGCCTTGCCTAGTGGTGTGGGTGGAAATTTAGTATTAGTTACAGATACGACAATATCTAGTGGTGCTACTTCAGTAGTTTTAGGTCCACTTACAACTTATGATAAATATATTATAGAACTTATAGATGTAAATCATTCAACATCAGGAGGTGCTATATTAAGAGTACAATATGGCACAGATGCAAGTACATATAATAACTCAAGTAATTATTCTTATGCTATGCAATTAATGGTATATGATGATGCTCAATACACAAGTGCAAAAAATACAGATACACAATTTGATTTAACTTTTGATGCTGCTAGCCAATGGGGTGGTGATGACTTTACAAATGCAGTAGAAGGTCAAATGATGGTATATGGTAAACAAAGAAGCACAACAAATACTTATCCTTCACTTATTTGGAACATAAGAGGAACACACCCATCTGGTAATGGAGGAACTTCCCAATTAGGTGCAGGGTATTTAAAAGTAAATAGTGCTTTTACACATATATTTATATTTTTATCTACAGGTACTTTTACTAGAGGTAAAGTAAAATTATATGGACTTAGTTAAAAAAGAAAGGAGGTAAATATGTCTATTTATAAAACTAAAATGGTTAATGGTGTTCAGGTAAAACTTACTGCTGACGAAATCAAAGAACTTGAAGCTAGAGATAAAGCTTGGGCTGATGGTGAGTATGACAGACTAATGGCTAGTATTCGTGAAGAAAGAACTAACCTTCTTGCTGAGTGTGATTGGATGGGAATGTCTGATTTAACAATGTCTGCTAATTGGAAAACTTATAGGCAAAAATTAAGAGATATAACTAAAGATGTAGATACAGTTGATAAAGCTAAAGCTGTAACTATGCCAGAGAAACCGAAATAATGGACACACGTACTATAAAAGATGTAGCTAAAGAAATGAGGGCTCACGAAAGAGAATGTGTCGTGTATAGACAAATGACAGGTCAACGTCTTGATGCTGTTGAATATCGCATTAAAAGACTAGAGGTATTGCTATGGTCATCAAGTGCATCTATTATTGGATTGTTGATAACTATAATACTTGGTCTTTTATATGGAAGAAGTTAGATTAACATACAAAGTTAAAAAGTACCGCAAACAATATGTTGTGGTTATAGAAGCCAAATCCTTTGACAGTTTGAATGAAGCTAAAGAGTTTATAGAATCTGTCGGCTTTGAAGAATATCATACTTACGAAAGAGTACATTAATGATTGATCCACTTTCAGCATTTGCCGCAGTTAAAACTGCCCATTCTGTAATTATGAAAGGCATACAGGTAGGTAAAGACTTGTCTAGTCTAAGTGGATATATATCAAAATGGGCTATAGGTGAAGCTAACATAGAAATACACGCAGAAAAAAAAGGTAGATCCTTGTTTGGTAAGTTTAGTTCGGTAGAACAAACAGCAATAGAAGCCCATCTTCGTAAAGAAGAACTTGCTCGTATGCGTGATCAGTTGCGTGAAATCTTTTTATTATATGGCTCACCCGGTCAATGGGAGCGATTGCAAGGTGAGATTGCTAGTGCTCGTGCTGAGAAAAAAAGAGAGTTAAAACGATTAGAACAAGAACGAGAGCGTAAGAAAACAATTATAGTTGCATCATTAGCTATTGCAGGACTCTTGATTTTTATATATTATGAGTTAAAGTTATTAAAGTTGATATGACCTTTGAAGATTTAGACATAATGGCAAAGACAATGTGGGGTGAATCTCGTAACCAAGACACTAGTGGTCAGATTGCTGTAGCTAGTGTTATTAAAAATAGAGCAGAAGCACGAAGATGGTATGGTGATACACCAAAAGAAGTCTGTTTAAAAGAATGGCAGTTTAGTTGTTGGAATGAAGGTGATCCTAATAAAGAAAAGATGGAGAACTTACCAATAGTAGATGAAGTTTATTTAAAAATGTTTGCCCTTGCTCATTTGGTATTAGAAGAAAAGATAAAAGATAATACAGAAGGGTCAACGCATTACCACACTACAAACATTATGCCTAAATGGGCACAAGGCCAAACGCCTGTAGTTACTATTGGCGATCATAAATTTTACAATAATATAATCTAATGTTACCTTTACTTGCACCTATAGCTAAATCAATATTCTCTACTGTAGATAAAGTTATTACATCTAAAGCAGAGAAAGAAAAAATTAAAGCTGAATTACAACATAAAATTATTACAGGCGATCTAAAAGAAATAGAAGCCGCCGCAACTGTTATACAATTAGAAGCACAAGGTACGTGGTTGCAAAGAAGTTGGCGACCAATAATGATGTTATTGTTTGCCGCACTAATGGTAGCACATTGGTTTGGATTTACTGCACCTAACATACCTGAGTCCGTACAAAATTCATTACTAGATATTATAATGATTGGTGTAGGTGGTTATACTGTTGGGCGTAGTGCAGAAAAAATTGGACAACAATGGCAAAACAAAAACAAAAAACCATAATAGATTATTTGGAGGCAAAAATGTCAAGCATAGAGAAGGCTAGAAGGGTATGCAGTAAGGTTTGGGGTAAGATTATACTTCAGATTTCAGCTTACCCTCTGTACTCAGCTATAGCCGTTGTAGGGCTAATTCTACTTTTATTCTACCTATAGACTAATCTTTTTTTTGATACTCTTGATAATTGTATCTATATTCTAGGGGTACAACTATAATTTCTCCTTTGTGATCTTTAATGGGTACACCATTATCGTCAACTATTTGCCCTTGTTCATTAATCTTGTTCATTGCTTTGTTTTAATATATCTATAAATAAAGGCAAGTCTAAACATACCATTGTTGTGCCGTGGTCTTTGTGTAGGCACAGCAAGTCAGCACCAGACTTCCATCTTTCCAGCGTTTTAAATCCGGCTCCATCTTTTCTTGCCTTTACCTCTACACTTAATTTGTGCCAAGGTTCTTGTCTTATTTCTATGTCGTAAGGGAAATCTGGTATCGCTCCGCTCATTGGTTGTCGTCTTGCTTTTATTCCGTGCTTAACGAACTCCTTTACAAGTTTTGCTTCTACTCTATATCCCTTGCTTTTGCTAAACTTTCCCATTTTTTGGCTCTGTATCTGATGGTGCGTGTGCATACCAATCTGTACCTAATACTTCTAAGTTTCTCGCACCTACACCTTTGGTTAATTTATTTTTCTTCACTAATTGCATACATATTTTGTGTGCTTGCGAAGGTGATGAGAAAGCTAAACTTTCTGCAATCTCTTTATAAGATGGGCTGAACCCATACATACTTAAAAAGTCTTTTACAAACTTTAATACTCTTGCTTCATTTCGGGTCATAAATTCTCCTGTCGTACCTAAAATCTTTTACTCGTGTGCATTTCATAGCTACTACATTAACTACAGAATCTTTAAATTGTTCTTGCACACTCCACCATGTAAAGACGTTACACTTGGCTAGCAAAGGTACAGCATACTTCATGTATAATCTACCTTCATATTCTAACCAAAGTGTAACGACAAATATTTTAAACATTAGTATGGAATATCATCATCAAATTCATCTAACTTTTTTGATGATTCTATTTTTGGTTCTGTAGTTACAGATGGTGTAGAGTTATCAGATTTAGAATCCATAAGTTTCATTTCTGAATTGAACCTATCTAAATGTATCTCAGCTTTGGTTCGTTTCTCACCATCTTCGGTTGTCCAATCCCGATATGTTAGCCTTCCCTCCAATAAAACCCGACTACCTTTCTTACTATATTTAGAAAGTATGTCAGCAATCTTATCATCCCAAACAACAACCTTGTGCCATTCGGTATCTTTCTCGCCTTTAACTACTCTGTTTGTAGCTAAAGACAAGATGGCGTAATTAGATCCTGCACCCGTTTGTTTTATTTCAGGGTCAGCACCTAGATTACCTATCAATGTAATTTTATTATACACTCTGTAGTTCCTTTCGTTTAGATTCATATTTAGCTACAGCCATTTGATACAATCCGGGATTGGACTTCTTGGCTTTAGCTATGTTTACTTTTGCCATTTCATAATATCCGGTAGCTTGTTTAATAGTTTTACTACCTTCAATATTAGTAAGAAATGTTTTGATAGCGTCATCATCTGCAGAACCTATTTTTTGGTCTGTTGTATCAAACTCATCTTCTGAATACACAAATCCGTGTAATCCAACAAGTTTAAGTATGGCTCTATCTACAGCACGTTTTTCTGCCATTGCATATGGATAAGCAACCTTACTATTTTTAGGACTTGCTTCTCCGTAGGTAATGACTTTCATTTTGTCATTGTGTGCATAGCATTTAACTACTGCAATACCTTGTGCAGAGTTTGTTTCTACTTCAAGTATGTCATCAATAACAACACCTGCTTTAGCTCCAACAAGTTCACAGTATTTATGCAACATAACTAATGTTGCTTTACCACCACGCTTTAGTTCCCAGAGTGCGTGTTCGGGTTTAAGATCATACTCTTGTAGTATTTTCTTTACTCTTGGTTCAATGTTACCCATCATATTAACCTCCTTTGTTTTCTTTGATGGTTAGGTGTCCTGCTTTTGTTCGTGCTATCTTGATACCACCACCTTCAGCAAGACGACAGTTGGCAGGTATTAGTTCTTTCAATACCTTACCAACTGCTCGGTGTTGATCGTATGGTATTTTCGTTTCACGCCAAGTATGTGCATTAGCTACAAACTCATTGTTCTTCTCCATATCAATACGAATCATATCGTTGACTTTTATGTTGTTTGTATAGTCTTGTATGATTTTTTCTGCTTTTATGTTTTCTGGTTCTTTGTCATTTAATATATGTTGCTTCCAAAAGGTATCTTCCATTTCGTAAAGCATTTTTATGTAATCATTGTCATATTGTATTTCACACCATTCGTATCTCATATTACCAAAAATTACTGAGAGGTACGCTCTATCCATCATTGCAACTTGCATATAATGTTGTAGCTGAGGCATATATTTTCGTATAACATTCTCTAAAGTGTTGTTGGCATTGGTATGCTTACACTCTAGGACACAAATTTTGTCACTAACATTTACCATTCCATCAAGACTAGCGTGGCGAAATCCATCTGTGAACTCGTGTTGATTACTAGCCGGTAATAGTTTATGTTCTGTTTCCTGAGCAAACCATTGCTTGTTTAATTGTTCTGTAACAATGCCGATTTGTACAGGTAACACCCGATCCAAGTTGGCAGGTTCTTGACGCCCTGTTTTCTCTAACCAGAGTGTGTGCCAATCACCTTCCATAATGCGTATAGCATCTGAACCACCAAGTGTTTTAGGTCGTTCTACTTTTTTCTTTGGTTGCATATTATACTCCTTTCGTATCTATTTTATAGCACTTTTGTACTATGTTTGCAAACTTTTTTGTTTTTAAATATGTATTTTCTATGAACAACATTCCGTGTTCGTATGGTGGTTCATAGATAGCAAGAAAGTCTGCAGGTACAGGCAACCTCCTGTACTTGTAAGTCTTTATTAATTCTATTGTGTATTCTTCTATAATACATTGTGGATATTTTGCTAATATGTCTTTGTATATTTTTAAACCAAGTTCATTAGGTACATCACAGCCAAATGTAGAGGCACACATTTCTATAGCTGTGCCTATATATTTAGGATCTGCAGGTTTCATATAATCTTTGCAATCAAGTAATGTATTGTTAAGTCTGTGTAAATTAAGCAATGCTTGTTTTTCTGTAGCTACATACTCATCTACTTTGTTCTCTTTTATTGCTAATAGCAAAGACATTATGTATTCGTTCACGCCGTTCTGCAGTACCTTCGGTGGTTTGAGTTGAATTGGATTGGAATTTCTTGGAACGCAATAGCCAAGATCGGAAAGCGTATTGCCAATCTGATTTAATTGTTCCACCTGCCCGATAATGGTTGACAAAGATTTTAAGTTCTTGCTCATAGTTATACCTTTCTCCAAATTCTTCTGTGATCCAACGCTTTGTATCGTAGCTTGGCTCAAAAGTTTTTGGGATTTGAGATTGATGTACATTGAGAATAAAGTTAAAGCCAAGCACAGTTATCCAATTAAAAAACATTGTGCTGCTTGGTTGCTTTTTACCACATTCCCAAAGCGATACTAACGAATCGGAAACACCTAGTTTTTCTGCAACTTCTTGCGAAGATAATCCTAGGTGTTGCCGTCTTTCTTGTAGTTCTTTGACTGCAATTCTATACATATGGACTCATCAATATTTCACATTCGGAATATGATAAGTCATCTGCACAGCTTTGTCTAACTTCAAGGAACTTTGTATTCTTAAACCTTTTTGTTGAGAGCAAGAGTCTTGCATAATAAGGTTTGTGATTGTTATTTATTTTGAATTGTTTGTCAGTAGTATTTACCATTGTTTCCCAACGAACACGATTGATAAGCATTTCACTTGATAATTTTTTGTGTCCGTGATGTACCATATCAGATGCAAACTGGTGGTACAGTTCCCAAACTTTTGGGTTATCTAAATGAAAATCAATGAACTCGCAAGTGTTTGGCGACTTACCAAACTTTAAAGTTTTGCGATCAAATTTTAAGTCAACAATATATTTATTCATTTTGTTCTCCATACTCGCATATTATTATTATTTTCTTTTCTAAAGACACACGCCATATTTTGTCTTTTAAAGGCTTGGCGTAATTTGTTCTGTTCTGAAATTGAATAAGGTAGAACATATGAATCACCTACCTTTAATTTTTTTAGGTATTCATAATTTTTAGTTGGCATTGGTATACCACTTTCAATTTTAATATCCATAATATACTCCTTTGTTTTAATGGATTTCTATAAATATTTTGACCAATACTCATTCCACATTTCTAATGTAATTGCATTAAATGTTTCGTCGTGCACATTACTTGCTTTTGCATTTGGAAATAATGGTGATGATAATATGGTAGGTTTGAATGGTCGTACAGCAAATCTAAACTCTTGTATTGTTTCAGACTCGCCAAGTCTTGCTACGACTTCATCAAAGATTTGATCTTCTCGCATAATATATTCCTTTCGTACTATTATTATACTATTAATATACTACTATGCAACTAGTTCTTGCCATTGTTTAGAACCTAATGTTTTAGATACTTCATCTTCTCTACGTTTACGAATAGCGTGTCCACGCTGTCCATTTGTATGAGTAGACCAATATGTCATTGCATTGTATAATGCCCATTTAGTTCTACCTAATGTACGTGCTTCTCTATCAAAACCTTCAAGTAATGTTTCTGTTCTTGTTACATTGTAAGGTATAGAATTAGAAGAACGCTTAAATGTTTTGCATAATGTTTGTTCAAGAAATCTTTGAACTGAATGTGGATGCAACTTGATATGTGCCCATTGTGAATAGTCCATACCAGAATCCATAAAGAAATCAAGACCAGATTTTACACGATCCGTAATACTCTGAATGTTTACATTGGTTGTATGTTTGAATCGTAATGTTGATGCGTTCATTGGTGTAGTGCAACCATTCATACACCACAAACGTAAGCCATCACATATTGTTGCAAATGCCCACGATTGGTCATATGAATTGAAGAAGTTGATACGAAACTTTATAATATCATCTTTCTGTGGTTCTACTACAAGGTTGTTGAAGGTAACAGAGCCACGCATTTTTGCACCTGCTTCAAAGACTTCTATTTTGGTTTCGTAGTCAAACATACCCGTTTTTTCAACGCCTTGCATAACTTTATCAACCACATCTTTGTGTGCGATAGGTTTATATTTACTGCCGTGAATACCCAGAACTTGTCCGGTATCTGTACGTACACACGCTCTAGCCATATCAGTAGGTACTTTGTAATTGTCTTTACCAATCTGGCCTGTCGTGTTTAGTGCTTCAAGTTCCACCATTTCTGTTGGAAACTCGTAGTCTTTTTTTATATCATCTAACATATTTACTCCTTTGTTTATGGTTAGATTAATGTTAAGCTAAAGTTCATACTTTTCCTTTCGTAGTAGATCAGCTAGCCCCTTAGCTTGTTCTTTAAGTATGGTTAGAGAAGTGGTGATGCGTTCAAAATTATCTTGCGATAACTCTTTCGCTTCACAATTATGCAAAGCCACTTCAATAGCACCCGTGCATTTTAATATAGTTTTCATCTCATACTCACACTTAATTAGGTATTGTAGAGCGTAAAGTTCAGAATTCAACTCCCACTCATACTGTTGTTCTAGTGCTTCAATCGCCAATTATACTCACCTCCTTAGCCATTGGAAACAATTTGCTTAGTCGTCTAATAGAATGATAAATATGACCCTTGGGTTTTTGTTGTTGTTCCCAATGTCTTTTTTCTACTTTTCCGTACATAGTTAGTAGGTACAGTAAGTCATTAGTTTCTTGTAAATTTAATTTGAGATATATATCTTTAGCCATTTGCAATCCTTTCTAATTTGTCTACAGCTTTAGCAATATCTTTCATATAACCTACATATTCATCTGAAATCATATTGTTTTCTATTTGCAATAGACATAACTTTGTTAAGAATTCCATTTCTTTGTAGTATGTCATAGCCAAACCAAATTGATCATGTGATATTGTATCATCTGCATATTTAGTTTGAATGACATCTTGATATTCATTAGACATCTCTCGGAATGTATTGATCCGATTGATTTCTTTTACGTGTTCTTCACGCACAATAGTTTCATAATGATGTTGGCGTGAATCTTCTTTTAAATATTTAGACATAATATACTCCTTTGTTTTTAAGTCTAATATAGCTATAGCTACATCTCGTTCTGTTAAAGATGTAGCTACAGTTTAAATGTTTTTGTTTGTTAGTCGTCAAGTAGGTACAAATTCCAAAAACCTGTAACTTGTTTTTGTCACCAGCGGCATAACTAACCTGATCAACAGTAAGTATCACAGTCCGCCTACAGGGTACAAGTTACAAAACCTTCCAAGCATAGGATTCAAACCTATTTAGTCTTGGTATAGTTGCACATTGCTAGTCAGTTTTATAGCAACTAGTCGGGCTGTGCAACTACAGGACTACGCAGTTTTTTGTTGTTACGTAGTCTTGTAGGCACACAAGTGATGATAGTGAAATCTTCAACGCAAGTGCCGATTGACCGACTTTTCTGGGTGGGTCAACCTTCCTTCACAACGCATACATAAAAAAAGGTAAGACCTACGAGAGGCCTTACCTTTATGGAAGGAACTATTTAGAAAGACGTTTTGGAAGTACAACGTTTTTCTTTCTATCTTTAGACGGAACCCATTTTTCTTTGAATGTGTCCTCGTAAACTGCACTCATTTCTTCAAGCATAGTTTCTAGTTGAGTTATTTTTTCACTAGCAACTGTTACCGCTTCTTGTGCAGTACCAAGATTTTCACGTGTGTTATCAATAGCGTCCTGAAGATTTATTTTATCTTGACGTGTTTGAGTATCACCTGCGATTTCTTGGTCTGATTCACGTTTGGTATCTGCGTGCTCATTTAGTTCTTGAACTTTAGATACACATTTCTCTTCCCACTCTTTAGCGTTAGGAATGAAGAAGTCGTGAAGTGAATTACAAATACCACCTACAAGAATCTTTGCAGGGTCAAATGTATTTGTAAGTGTGTAGTTATCATCTACCATTCTGATGATACTATCTGCTACTGCTTGGAACTCAGTAACATTTTTTTGTGTTTTAACATTTTTCATTTTTTACTCCTTTTGTTTGAAATGAATATTAAATGTTAACGATTACATATAATTAATATAATCACCCAACAGAATTGCACACTACTGATTCTTGCTCAAGACAATTTTTGAGGCGTTAGTCTA